CCAGCTACGTACCCCGTGCCAACCACTTCTGCGGTTGTGGTGTACACCGTGGTGTCTTCGTTGAGGTTTGCGTTGGCCGTGTACAGTGCAATACGCAGAGTGTCCGTGAGCAAGTTGTGGATGCCCTCGTACAACTCCGCCTTGAAGCTGGTGGTCTGTGTCTGAACGATATTGCTCATTGGACCGCCGTTCTAACTTGGCCGTTGCGGTATGCGTCACCGCGCTGTTTGCCATCCGCCAAGTTCTTGTACAGGGCAATCGCCTGAACGTACCGTTCTTGGTACAGCTTGACCATCTCGACCTCGCCCTTCATGTAGGTCAGCGCCTCATTCATGGTGCCGTACAGCAAGACGGAGTCGAAGTTATCACCCAGCCAAGTGCGCCCATCAGCAGCATCCACAATGGACTCTGGATATGCGTAGTAGTGCAGCTCCGCGCTGTAGGCAGCATCAGGTGTTGGGCCAAGAATCAGCGTCAGCTCATCTGCGTTGTCCGAGCGTGGCCCGAAAATGGCGTAGTGCTTAGGCTTGCCTGTGGTGGCTGGGTTGGGGTACGCCTGCCGGATGAAGTTCACATCCTTGTCCAGCAAATACTCGTACGCGCCACCAGCAGCGGGGTATATCGCCAAGCTATATACCGACAGAAAGTCCACCGGGCACTGGAGATACTTGTTGCCTGCCGTCAACGTACCAGTCACGTTCTTGCGCTGGTTGGCTGGCTGGGCAACGTTGTATATACGCTGCTCAGCCTGCCGGATGAACGTGTCCATATCTACCGTCGAGAACACGTTCTCGCAGTAGTCTTGGACGGCGGTGACCAGTTCGTCGTACGTCATGTCTTATGCCATCGGGCCTCGGGCCATAACACCTTTGGTGGCGCAGCCAGTACCACGGATTTTGATGCCGCTGGTCTTGGTTCCCATGCCGTCGGGCATTTTGCTGATGCCGCCAACGCTCATATTGACCGTGTCAGCATTGCTGCGGTTCGGTTCCTTGCCGGGGCTGCTGGATGCTTTTACAACCTTGCCCTTCATGGTGTGGGGTTCGGCGTAGACGCTGGCTTGACCAACTTCTTTGCCCATCATTTTTTGACTGAATTTAGCCATGTTGTTTCCTTTACGATACCGAGACTGTACCAACAAACGCGGTTGCCACCAAGTAATTTGGCGTCAGTGCCGTGTCAAAAAAGCTGGCCCCGCCTACAGGATTCCAGCCCCACTGAATGTCCCTCGAACCACCAGACAGGTTGCCATCGTCGTTTAAACCGGACGTCACGTAGGTTGTATCCCTGCGTGGGTTCCTGAGTGCCTGCGGGTCATCCACAGGGAACGTGCCAAGCATCAACTGCGGCTGGTCAGGGTCCCAGCACTCCGGACACACCAGCAACTGATACCTACGCTGCTTGATGATTTCCGTTCTGAGCTGTTTGAGTTTGTATTGCTGACCACAGCGGTCGCACATGGCAATCGCTTTGTGGCCTGCTGCAAACCGGTTTGACATCAGTAGCCACCATTTCCAATATGCATTGGGCGTGGCACGAACCTGACCGATGCCTTTTCGCGGTCTTCAGTCGAAGCAAGCTCCCAAGCCTCGTCATACTGCTGTTTCAGGATTTGCAGGCGGTCCATTGCTCCGGGAATCTTCAGGGCAAGGTGGTAAGCCAAGCCAGCCGTCATCGCCTCGTAGAAGCGGAAAGGCATATCCATTGTGTTTACACCACCACCAGCATCTTCGATGCGGCGCAGACGCCAGTACACAAACACGTACGGCTGCGAGTTATCTGGCACAGGCCAAACGGTAATCCGTGGCGCGTCAGTCAAGCGCTCAATCCAAACTTGGATCGGACGGGCTTGCTGAAGCTTGTTGGGGATCGTGGCGTACGTAGAAACGCTGATCCGGGTGATGGTCAGGTCAGCCTGTGTCGAGGCATTACCTGCGCCCGTACGGATGACGTGCTCGAGCAGGTCTACCGTGTCGGCAGGAAGGTTGTACGTCGCTTGGCCGGGAACCAAATTAATTGATCCCTGCTCGTACGTGAACATGTTTAAACCACGGTTTGCCCACTGGGCGAACATCAGGTTCAGAGACCGGCTGGCTGTGCGGAGGTCGTAGCCCGTGCGAAGCTCACCACCAGCGCGTTCAAACGCCTCCTCCACGATCTCCGTGAGGTCCATGTTGAACGCTGTGGTGCCGGATGTAGTCATCTGAAGCTCGCTGTCTTTTTGGCGATGGTCTTAGGCTGGGCCACAAACTGTTTGCCTGCCGCCTTACCAGCACGTTTGGCTCTTGTGGTGGCCGCATATTCTGCGGGGCTGAGCGATTTTATCGCCTTCTCCGGCAGATAACGCTCACCTGTTTTTGAAGACGGCTTCCCACTCTTGGTGCGCCATTTCTGGTCGCCCCAGTCTTTGAGGGATTGCTGTGGAGCCTTCATTTATTCGTCAGCCAGCAGACCGGCTTCTTCCAGTTCCAAATCCTGCAAGACTTCTGCAGTCCCACAAGTGCAAGGGCCGTCTTCATGTACGGCGCAGTCTTCCATATGATTAGTCACGATAACCACCTCCTGCGGCTTTGTATTTCTTTGCTACAAGCTGGGCCTTACGGGCCGACCACTGGCCTGCGCCTGTGCCCTGCGTTGCAGCAGCCTTGACTTGGCTCACGATCCGCTTGCGCAGCTCGGGTTTGGTGTAGTTGCCAGCCGCATTGACCTTCCCGCCTTCAGCGTACTGCGTGAAGTCGGTGTCATCCCGGCGAGCCTTACGCACACCTCTGGGCATCTTGGAGGGGTTAATGGCCCCCATACCACGGCTGGCTAACATATCAGCACATCCCGCCGCCAGCCATTTTGATCATTTTGCCTTTGGTGTGGGCTTTGGTGACGCAACCATCGGCGCGAGTAACACTGCCACCACTGGCGTACTTCTTTGGCTTGCGTGGCTTGGGGGCCGAGCCGCCATCGATGTCTTGAGGAGGAGGCAGACCGGAGTCTTCCGTGTAAACACCATCTTGCAAGCCACGGGGGCCCTTCTTCTTCATCATCATGTCGTTCATGTCAGCTCCTTAACGCATCTTGCAGCGTGTTTTACCTTTGATTGCAATACCGTCTGCGCGTTTGGATGGGTTGGATACCGAACCACCAGACGCCATTTTCTTGACTGGCATGGCTTTTTTCACAGAGCCACCCCTCTTCAGCGCAAAATCTTTGCCGCCAAGCTCTTTTCTTACAGCACCAGCGGCTGCTTCGTAGCCGGGAGAGCTTTCGTCAAGTCCGTAGCGTTTTGCGTTTTCTTTGAGCATCTCACTCTTACGGGCTTCGGCTCTCTCCGCGCGTTTACGTGCAACTGTGCCAGCCTTGTCGTAAGTCAAGCGCTTTGTTGGCGCTGGCAACGCTTTAGGGGATGGCGCTGGAAGCGCCTCTTGAGAGTACTTTGCCATCTTCGGTGTGGCAAGCTTCTTCGCAAGACTCTGCATGGCTCTCAAGCCACCACCGGGAAGCAGTGCAGTTTCTGGAGTTACGCGCTCCAAACCCTGCTCGGCTTCTTGTTTCTTGCGCCTTGCCACGCCCTCTGGAGACCTTGCTTCTGCGTCTGCCCTTGCAAACTGCTGCTCTTTGGTCAGTTCCCGACCGCGACCCTCGTTTGAGTAGTTGCTTGTGTCTGCTTTTGGACGCTCACCTGTGTCACCGCTTGTACGGCGATAGGTCTGCTCTTGCAGTTTTGGAGAGGACTTTGCTGGCGCAGAAGGCTGGGATGCCTGAACGTTTACACGAGGCCTGCCACCCGGTTTGGGTTGCTCTGCCTTTGGTCCAGCAGGAACTGGAATGGGCTCTCGTGCATTTGCCGCTTCCATCGCGTCCATTTCTGGAGCAGCAGCCGTTGGGCGAGTTACCGGAGTTGCCGTCATGGTCTCCACTGGAGTGCGTTCTGCCTTGCCCCGGCCAGCACCAAAACGACGATAAGCCTCAGAGTTTGGATCGTCGATGTTGCCCATGCGCAGGCGCTCAAAGAAGCCAACCTTCTCATCTTTCGATGCTTCCAGCCCACGGTCTTTGTCAGACATCCCGCCTTCTTGAAAGCGTTTGATCTTCTTTGTCGCCATGATTACTCCTTAGCAGGCCTTGCCGCCGCGAGCCATCTTGATCATTGCGCCTTGGGTCTTGCCCTTGGATGCAACGCCGTCACGGCTTGGAGCAGCAGTACGAACTGCGCCCATCTTGGTTGTGCCAACCGAGCCGCCCTTCTTCATGCCGTGCGCTTTGGAAGCGGGAGCAGCAGCGTGGGCCTTCAAAGAAGAGGCGATGCCACCCTTCTTCATGCCTGCTTCAGCCTTTTCATGCTTGATCATGGACTTGGGAGCACCGGCTTTCTTCATAAAACCGATTTCCTTCTTCACCATTGCTTTGGACTCTTTCATATCGCCACCTTTAGAAAATTTGCGGCCCTTGTCCGCGTTGGAGAACTCTTTGCCCACGGACTGTGGGACGCCTGCTTTCTTAGCAAACGCTGGGTTATTTGCCACCGCCGCCATGAAATTGTGTTGTTTTTTGCTAACTGATGGCACTTCGCTGCTCCTTCATGAAGTCATCGATCTTGCCCTCAAGACGATCCAAGCGAGTGATTACTCGGTTGATGTCATTGTGCATATCTTGCTTGGTCACGAACTTGTCGGAATGCTCTTCCCGAGTCTTGCTCAACAAGATTGACAGGCGCTTGACCTCGTCATGGGAAATCTTCACCCAAAACAGAAGCAGCGCCGAAGCAAACGACAGGATGGTGTTCCAGACTGGCAAGTCCATATCAGCACTTCCACCTTGCGAGAGCAGCCGCCTTGCGGGTTGGCTTGCCCTTCTCATCTTTCATAGGGCCGGGCATACCTGACATGCGTGCGCAGAAAGAATCCTTGCGCTTGCCACCCTGCGGTTGCGGGGCTTTGAGGTTGCTGCCGGTCGCAGCGTTGTATTTGGCGCGGCCTTTGGCTGTCAACCCTGCTCCTTTGGAGACGGGTAACTTCTCACCACGACCGACTGCGAGGGATGGAGTCTTCTTAGCCATTGACGACTTTCAGTTTGGGAGTGCAGTGCTGCTCGATTAACGGCATCAGCACGGCCTCTTTGAAGCTGCGGTGGTATTCCTGAGAGCCAACGTGCGGCAGGGTGATCTCAGGGTCAACAAAGACCTTGAAACCGTCTGTGCGTGCTCGCTTGCAGAACGTGTAGTCCTCGCCTACGTACTGCCCATTGACCAGTTCAAAGTCAAAGAGAGCGGTCTCGTTGCGGTTGTACACGTCGTTGAAGTAGCTCCACTCAGGGTGGTTGGCAACCATCTTCTCCAGCACATGGCGCTGGATCATCATGAAGCCTGTAGCCACGTTCTCAACCCGCAGCAAACCGTGCTGGTCGAACTCAAGCGTGTTGGCTTCATCGATGTAGATGTCCAAGAAGAACTTGCGGTCCTCTGCCCTGCGGGTGTACATCCCGGCTGTGATGTCCTTGCCAGTGCTCAGCGCCAGCAGGCGAAGCACGGAGTCTGCGTCCACCACGATGTCGGCATCCACGAACAAAAAGTCCGTGCAGTCCGACTC